TTGTTTGGGCAACCGTCGCGCGTTATGTGGCCTACGTTTGAGAAAAACCAAAATGACGTTACAGAAAACATGCGTGAAGTAGTTAACGATTTAATGGCCGCTGTTGGTAAACGGGTGCTGTAATGGGAATTCTCTTACCGATTATTAGCGAATTTGACAGCAAGGGCATTGACAAAGCTGTTAAAGAATTCCAAGCGCTTGAGGGCGTGGGCGCAAAAACAGGGTTTGCGTTAAAAAAGGCGGCATTACCTGCAGCTGCCGCAATCGCAGGCTTAGGTGCAGCCCTAGGGTCAGCAACACAAGCCGCAATGGAAGATGCAGCGGCACAAGAGCAACTAGCAGGCGTTATTACGCGGTCAACGCTTGGGGCAACGCAAGAGGCAATTGACGTAAACGAAAAGTTTATTTCTAGCCTTAGCCGGGCTACCGCTACTGCTGATGACGCGCTACGGCCTGCCCTAGCGACGTTGGTGCAGTCGACGGGTGATTTGACCCTTGGGCAAGAGCTGTTACAGCAAGCGTTAGACATTAGCGCCAGCACAGGCAAAGACCTAGGCACGGTTACAGACGCATTAAGCAAGGCGTACAACGGCAACATGAAAGGCCTTAAAGCGCTAGACGCAAGCCTTATCCCGTTAATTGCTGACGGCGCAGAATTCGATACCGTAATGGAGGCCTTAGCGGCCACAACAGGCGGCGCAGCGTCAGACGCAGCCAACACGGCTGCCGGGCAAATGGCAAACCTAAAAATACAATTTGACGAGGCTAAAGAAAGCATTGGCGCAGCCCTGTTACCTGTTATGCAAAAGCTGTTAGACGCATTGCTACCGCTGGCCTACTGGGCGCAAGAAAACACGCGCCTAATCCTAATTTTTGCTGGCGTAATTGGCGGCCTATCAGTAGCTGTGTTGGCTGCAAACGCAGCAATGAAAATTTACCAAGCAACGTTAGTTATTGTCAAAATAGCGCAAGCGGCCTTAAATTTTGTTATGTCTGCAAACCCAATCGGGTTAGTAGTACTGGCAATAGCCGGGCTAATTGCAGCGTTTGTGTTGCTAGAAAAACGGTTTGGTTTAGTAACAGAGGCGCTAAAAATTATTGGCAACGTGTTTGAGGTATTTCTTATTGACCCGATACGCACATTGTTGGGATTAATTGGCAAGCTAATCAACGCGTTAGGCAAGATACCCGGCTTAGGGTCACTAGGCAGTTTTGTGGGCGGCGCAATAAAAGGCATACCGGGCCTAGCCGCTGGCGGCATTGTTACACAACCAACACTTGCCATGATTGGTGAGGGCGGCCCAGAGGCCGTCATACCGCTAGACCGCATGGGTGGCGGCGGCAGCGGCATAACCGTAAACGTAATGGGCGGCTTGTCGACTAGCGCAGAGATTGGGCAGGCTGTAGTTAACGCAATTAGGGCTTACAATCGCAGCGCAGGCCCAGCAAACATTCAGGTTGCCTAATGCCGGGCGTAACAATAACCCAGTCAGGTAATTACGTTTTAGAAATAGATACAGGTTTTTTGCAAGACGCGTTTATCTTAGATGACGCAACCGCTGGCGTACTAAACAACACAGAGTACGTTTTAGATGGCACGACGCAATTTGCTGACGTAACAGACGGCACGCTTAACGTAAACATTAAACGTGGCCGCCGTGACCAAGGAGACCAATTTAGCGCAGGCACAATGACGTTTACGTTAAATGACACGTTTGCTGACGGCGTATTTAACCCGTTTGATACACAAAGCCCGTATTACGACACGGCGCTTAGCCAGCCGGGGTTAGCGCCTATGCGCGAAGTGCGGTTTAGTCGGTATGACGCAGTAAACGTTAAAGAGCCACTATTTGTGGGCTACATAGTTAATTATGATTACGCATTTCAGTTGGGTGACCTAAACACGGTCAGCGTGTATTGCGCTGACCAATTCTATTTGCTGGCACAAACCTATCTAGACCAATACAACGTGTCTGCCGAAACATCAGGGCAACGCATAACTAGCGTGCTGGCCTTGCCAGAGGTTAATTACACAGATACGACAAACATTGCCACAGGCACAGTAAACCTAGGTCACGCCGCCGCGTACACCGTGCCAGCAGGTACAAACGTGCTGGCCTACTTGTCGCAGATAAATGACACAGCAGAATTTGGGCGGCTGTTTATGTCACGTGACGGCGTTTTAACATTTCAGAACCGCATAGGCAACACGCTTAGCGCGGCAGTAGTCGATTTCCATGATGACGGCACAAACACGCCCTATGACACCGTAGGCATAACGTTTGAGGCTGACCAAGTAGTTAACCGGGCAGTAGTAACAGCATTAGACAATAAAACGGCTACCGATACTGACGCAGCCAGCATCGCCACCTACTTTACGCAAACGACCAGCATTACCAACAGCCTGTTGCACATACAGGGCGAAGTAGACGCAGCTGCCGCCTACCTGCTAAACGGCGAGCCAGAGGCCCGGTACACAGACGTTGGCACATACTTTGCCAGCCTTACCGTTGCCGAACGCGACACGGTAGCCATAGTCGACATTGGCGACACAATTACCATAGAAAAGACGTTTACGGCAGGCACAGGCACTAGCCAATTGGCCCAAGAGCTAAGCGTAGAGGGCGTAGAACACAGCATTGACTTTGCTAGTGGTCATAGGGTCACATTCTTTACAGCTCCGACAACCATTGTTTATGAGCTTGTGCTAGATGACGCTGTATTTGGCACGATTGACGCTGAAAATGTTCTAGGCTAGGCGTATGGGCGCTAACGCAACTACCTTTGTGCCTGCCTATGTGGCAGGCGAAGTTTTAACAGCTGCCGATTTGACCGTGACAAACAGCGGTGTACCCGTGTTTGCGACTACGGTTACGCGTGACGCGGCGTTTGGTGGTGCAGGTGAAAAGACACTTGCTGAGGGCCAGTTGTGTTATCTGGAGTCAACTAACAAGGTGCAGTACTATGACGGTGCTGCATGGGCTAACCTTGGAAGTATGACTGAGGTTACGGCATTTACGGCTAGCGGTACGTTTACGCCACCCGCAGGCGTGACGTATGCGATTGCGCACATTCGTGCAGGTGGCGGCGGCGTAGCTGCAGGCGCAGGCGCAGGCGGAAATAGCAGCGTTGCATTTGCAGGCGGCACCATTACAGCAACGGGCGGCGTTGCCGACACAACCGCTAGCAATTATGGTTTTGCAGCTGCAGCAAATAGCGGCAATGGCGCTACGGGCCGCGACAACGGCGGCACAACTGCCGTAAATACTTTAGGTCAGAACGGCGCGTACATTGTCGCAGGTGGCGCAGTCACACCCGGCACGGGTATCACCGTTACTGTTGGCGCAGGCGGCACAGCAGGCAGTAGCGGCGCGGCAGGCGGCAGCGGCTACGTATGGATTGAATACCAAGTATGAGCGAACGCACCGTAGCAATAGTTAGCCCCAACGTCACCAACGGCGTAGTAGTCAATTGCGAAGTAGTTGCACCTGATTGGGTAAATGATGACCCAGCACACCTAATCGAATACACGCCCGAACAGCCAGCGGCAATCGGTTGGCAAGTAATAAACGGTGTAGTGATTGTGCCACCACCACCGCTCGAGGCGTAGTGAAGTGGCTAGCAATCGCAGCGCTACTTATGTTGACGGCATGCGAAACAACACGCAGCAACAACAGCAAACCCAGCGCCCGGCCAACGTACTGCACACCCGTAGATAGGTGCTGACATGAAAGAGCGCTACACAAGCGAACAGCTGCATGCTCGAATGGTTGCAACCGTAGGCGTACTACTTGGCGTGACATTCTTTATTGTCGTAGTTGGTTTTGTAGGCGGCTTGCTGTTCATCTCACAGCCTTTAGAGCAATCGCCCAATGACAAGGAGTTCATCAGCCTGATGACCACGATTGTTACGTTTCTGTCAGGCACATTGGCTGGCCTTGTTGCCAGCAACGGCATGAAAGACAAAAAGCCTTAATGCCAAAACCGTACACAGCGCTTACAGCGCCTGTAGTTGACGCAGCGTTACCCGGCATGACTGAGTGGGTTAAGTGTGCAGAAAAATACAGCGGCGGCGCATTGTGGAATAACGGCACATACGTAAAACG